TATGGAGCTTCTAGCTTAGAGTCAGCTGAGCGTGTTACACATGTGATGCGTAAGACTGAGAATGAAGTACGTCGCTTGCAGCATGAAGGTTTTTACCGAGACGTAGACTTGGGCGAACCAACCCAAGTAATGGATGAGATTGAGAAGAAGATTGCGGAAAAGCTTGGCTTTAAAGCTACAACCGATGATCGTTTTAAGCTGTTAGAAATGCACGTAGAGCTAGACCTTGAAGGGTTTGAGCATACTGATGAAGACGGCGAACCAACTGGCATAGCGTTGCCATACATCGTGACGATTGAAAAGGGTACTAATACTATTCTTGCTATCCGTCGCAACTGGAGACCAGAAGATGAACAACATCATAAGAGACAGCATTTCGTACATTATCCGTACATTCCGGGCTTTGGTTTCTACGCCTTTGGCCTTATACACCTTATCGGCGCTTTTGCTAAGTCTGGTACTAGCCTTATTCGTCAACTCGTCGACGCAGGTACATTATCGAATTTGCCCGGCGGGTTTAAGACCCGTGGTATGCGAGTTAAAGGAGATGACACCCCTATCGCCCCTGGTGAATGGAGAGACGTCGATGTGCCAGCTGGTACCATGCGTGATAATCTCTTACCTCTCCCCTACAAAGAACCAAGTCAAGTCCTTTACAGTTTATTAGGAACTATCGTAGAAGAAGGCCGCAAGTTTGCAGGTTCTGCGGAGATTCAAGCATCTGACATGAGCGCAAACGCTCCCGTTGGAACAACACTGGCAATTCTAGAAAGAACATTGAAGTCGATGAGCGCAATCCAAGCGCGTATTCACTATGCAATGAAGCAAGAGTTCCAGCTGCTTAAAGATATTATTAGAGATTACACGCCAGAAGAATATGACTATGAGCCAACCGAAGGCTCTCGTATGGCTAAGCAATCAGACTATGACATGGTGTTTGTAATACCTGTCTCCGATCCCAATGCGGCTACTATGGCGCAAAAAGTAGTACAGTATCAGGCTGCTTTACAACTGGCGCAAACTGCCCCGCAGCTATATGACTTACCAGTATTACACCGTCAAATGTTGGACGTGTTGGGAATCAAAAACTATCAGAAGCTGGTACCACTACCAGAAGATATGAAGCCACAGGATCCTGTGACAGAGAACCAAAACGTATTAGTAATGAAGCCGGTCAAAGCGTTTGCTTACCAAAACCATCAAGCCCATATCGCGGTCCACATGGCGGCGTTGCAAGACCCACACATTAATGCTCTGTTACAAAACAACCCTATGGCACAGCAGATTGCGCAAGCTATGATGAGTCACGTTAACGAGCATATTGGCTTTGAGTACCGTAATCAGATTAGTCAGCAAATGGGTATGCCTTTACCAGCGCAACAAGATACTCATATGGAAGGCGAGCAAGATGTTGGCATGACCCCAGAAATGGAAGCTAAGTTAGCTCCTATGATGGCACAAGCAGCTCAACAACTACTGCAGCAAAATCAACAGCAGGCTCAACAAGCCCAGGCGCAGCAGCAAGCTCAAGACCCAATCATCCAACTGCAACAACAAGAACTGCAGATCAAGATGGCTGAACAACAACGTAAAGCTAAGAAAGATCAAGACGACTTCCAGCTTAAGATGCAACAGATTCAACTTGAGGCAAAACGGATTGCTGCTCAACAGGAAACTGAAGGAGCTAAGATGGCAATCCAAGCATCACTCGCTAAGCGCAAAGAAGTAGCCGACCATACGCTCGAGGGCGCAAGAATGGCTATCGACGTGAGTAAACAGCGCGAACAGATGATGCATCAGAAGGATGTTGCAAAAATGCAAACAGAGGCGCAAAAAGAATCAGCTACAAAACAAACTGAGACTAAACCAAAGGAGAAAGCTAAATAATGGATGCCCACCAGGCTTTAAGTCATATAGTACGACAACTAGATGAACGGATTTTGCAACTTCAAGAAAGCTTAGCAGACGACAACTGTAAGACGATTGAAGACTACAAAAAAGTATGCGGAGAAGTAAAAGGTCTCTTTGCCGCACGAAACTTTATAACTGACCTTAATAAAACTATGGAGAACTCCGATGAGTGACCAAACGGTAGTAGATTTAAGTCAAGCGATTGACTTACGAGCAGTAATGAGAGAAGCAGAAGAGAAAGCCAAACAACTTCCCGAGCCAAAAGGATATCGCATTTTGTGCGCAATCCCAGAAGCAGAAGAAGCTTTTGATAGTGGCATCCTTAAATCAGACGAAACTCGTCGGCATGACGAACTTCTAACCACAGTTCTTTTTGTGGTCAAGATGGGACCAGATTGCTATAAAGACCCAGAGCGTTTTCCAACTGGCGCGTACTGTCAAGAAGGTGATTTTGTATTAACTCGCCCAAATGCAGGTACCCGCCTTGTAATTCACGGTCGTGAGTTCCGCATTATTAATGATGATTCCGTAGAGGCTGTAGTTCAAGACCCACGCGGCATCACACGTAAATTTATTTAAGGAGGATATATGCCAGAAGAATTTAAATTCCCTGACGAAATGGAAGATCAGGGTAAACCCGTAGATACAACTGTAGATACATCGGATGAAGAGGAGTTTAGCGTTGAGATTATTGACGACACTCCTAAAGAAGACCGCAATAGAAAGCCATTAGACCCAGAAGCTAAGGAACAATTAGAAGCTTTAGATGAGTCTGATGAGTATTCTAAAAACGTAAAAGATAAGTTTGCCCAATACAAAAAGGCTTGGCACGAAGAAAGACGTGCTAAAGAAGCAGCCCTGCGTGAGCAGCAAGAAGCCTTAAAAGCGGCGCAAGCTATCCTTGACGAGAATAAAAGACTAAAAGAAGCCATTCAATATGGTGAAAAAGAGCTAAATGAGAGCTATAAGTCAACTGCCAAAGCTGAATTAGAGAAAGCCAAGCGAGAATATAAGGAAGCTTATGACTCTGGAGACTCTGATAGGCTTTTAGAAGCTCAAGAACAGCTAACTAAAGCACAAATCAAGCTGGATAAGTCAAAGAAGTTTAAAAAGGTTGTACAAAATGCGGAAAATGATGTACAAATACAACAAAGACCAGCTGCTCAACAGCAGATGGACCCTAAAGTTGCTGAATGGGTATCACGTAATCAGTGGTTTGTAGATCCGGCTAAGAAGTCGATGCGCAAATATGCTGAAGGTGTCCACGAAGAACTACAAGAGAAATATGGTATGGGCTTTGTTGGTACCGATGAGTACTATAAGTCTATCGACAAAGAAGTAAAACGTCGATTCCCGGAGGAATTTGGCGAAGTGGTAAGAAACGATGAGGACGAGAAACCTCAGCGTACGAAATTAAGTACGGTCGTGGCTCCCGCGAAGCGCAGTACATCTTCCAAAAAGATTGTATTAACCAAAACGCAGGTGGCTTTGTCAAAAAAACTTGGCTTATCCCCTGAGCAGTACGCCCGTGAACTTAGCAAATTGGAGGCCTAAAAATGGCAACAAATAGATTAAAACGTGAGATGGAAAACCGTGAAATTACAGAGCGTCCTAAACAGTGGATGCCACCTGAACTTCTCCCTGAGCCTGATAAACAGGCTGGTTATGCCTATCGCTGGATTCGTGTATCCATGTTGAACAATGCTGATCCCCGCAATATTTCTGCGAAATTTCGTGAGGGTTGGGAACCTGTCCATGTAGACGAACAACCAAAATACAAACTGTTAGCTAGTCGCGAAGGTCAATATAAAGACAATATCGAGATTGGCGGGTTATTACTCTGCAAGATTCCAGAGGAGATGGTGAAAGCAAGACAAGATTATGAAAATAATCAAACACAATCTCAAGCAGAAGCTGTAGATAATAATTTAATGCGCCAAAGTGACTCTAGAATGCCAATCTTTATGGAGCGGAAGTCTACTGTTACGTTTGGAAGTGGTTCTCAATAATTTTTAGGAGATTTAAATGGCTTATCCTACAGTACAAGGTCCTTACGGACTAAAGCCAGTTAACCTCATTGGTGGTCGTGTATTTGCTGGTTCTACCCGCATGTTTCCGATCTACAATGGCTATGCTACTAGCTTGTTCAACGGCGACGTTGTTCAAATTGGTGTTGGCACAGCAGCAGGCACACTGGTTGCTTCAACTCTAGCCCCAACAACCGCTAACGGTGGTACTGCTGGTACTATCGGCGTTTTCGTTGGTTGCGAATATTCAACAACAGGTGGTCCTATCTACGGTAAAAACCGTTATCAGTTCTATCAGGCCGGCACAACCGCTACTGATGCAATTGGTTACGTTGTAGATGATCCACAAGCAGTATTCCAAGCAGTTGTATTAGGTCAAGGTTCTAACAGCTCTACCATTCAGTACATTAACCCAGCTTTCGTTGGTTCTAATGCTTACTACCTTGGTAATGCTAATAGCAACACTGGCTCAACAACTACTGGTGATTCATCTGCTGGTATCGCTATTGCTACTACCGCTATTGGTACTGGCGTAGCTAGCCCATTAACTACAACCGCTCCATTCCGTATTGTCCAACTTGTTACAGCATCTGCTGTCACTGTTACCGGCACTGGCACAACCAGCTCCACAACTTTGACTTTATCTGCTGCTGTTACTGGTTTACAAGCAGGTATGGTAGTAGCTGGTCCTGGCATTAACGCTGGTTCCAATACTTGGGTTACATCCGTAAACGGCACTACAGTTACTTTGAGCCAAGCAGTTACAACAGCTCAATCTACTGCAGCGCAGTTCTCATTCACTGGCTACCCAGAAGCATTAGTAACATGGAACTTCGGTTACCATAGCTACTTCAATGCCACTG